AACTCGTCTTTCCATCCTTGTTGATTATTAGTTATTACTGCTTTCTTATATTCTAATTCACCTGAAGCCATACGTTCAGCATGTTTCATTTCAGCCACTGATTCAAGTTCTCTTGTTTTTCTTCTATTTGTTGCTATACTCATTCCAGTTTTAATGATTCCCGGTACAAGTTTTGATGCTATACTAAGCCACATTTATATCTTCCTTAATTAACCATTCTTTTAAATTAAATCCAGGACAATTTGGTTTATTATCTTGAACATCACAATGTCCTACTACTTCTACAATATTAGGATTAGTCATTTTAATTTTTTTAATTAAATCTTTTAATGATAAAAATTGTTCTAAAGTAAAATTATTTTCAGCACCACCATCTTCTGCCATACCACCTACTAGACAAATAGCTATACTTTTAGAATTAACAGCAGGAGCATGTGCTCCTTGAAAAGCTTCAGCTCTAGCTACTTCTACAGTACCATCACGTTTTATAATGTAATGATAACCTACATCATCCCAACCGTTATCTTCTACGTGCCATTTACGAATTTCTTTATAACCAATATCCATAGATGGTTTAGTTGCAGCACAATGTACTACAATCATTTCTGTTTTTTTTCTTAACTCCATTTTGCTTTCCTTTTTGGAACTATTCTACATTTTTTATTAATTAAGTCTACCGATAAAATATGTATACGTTTGTCTTTAATTCTAGGTGAACGAGCTATAATACTTCCATCTTTTCTTTTACCTAACATTTTTACATCAAAAAATTTATGTTCTAATGTTTTTGGATCCACGGCAATTAAATCAATAGCACAATGTGTTTGACTTCCTTTAAACACATAATAACCTTGTTCTTGTAACCACACTGTTGCTAAATTTTCACAAAGACACCCTTTATTTTTTGCTATCATTCAACCATCAATTTCTTTTCAAAATCTTCTTCTTCGTAATCTTTTTCTAATCCTGATTCACCAGCAGTTATTGCATTTACAAATTGACTAATTAAAAATTTTGTATTATTATAAACATCTTTTTTTACCTTTTTTCCTAAAGTAGATAAAGTTTCATCAACAGCAGTAAATACATCAGGGTCATCGGGCATAGGTCGATCATCTCCTCCAATATCTTCAGCTTTATCTTTGACATATTCTAAAGTAATTGCTCCTTTTTTACTTAATCCTTTATACTCTGTAGGCTTCCTCCATATTATTTCTGTAAATTTTCTTAATAAACTTTTATGAGCTGGTTTTGTAGAACCACTTAAAATATCTAACATCATATGATAATTTCCACCTAATGCACTTTTTTTAGCTGCCTCAAGAAACATTTTATAATCCATAAGTACATTTATACTATCTCCGCCTAAACCAAAAGCTTCATATATTCTCGCTAATCTATTTATAATTAATCTTTTGTGATTTAAAGGTCCTGCCCATATATCTACAAATAAACCAGCTTGATTTGCTACTTCTGTTACACTTTTATTTGCAGCATTAGCTCCTAAAAAACTAATATCTTGAAGTGCTGTAAGACCTTTAGCAATTGATCTATAAGTTTCTAAAAATTGTTTATTAAATAATTGTTCTATTGCTTCTTTATTTTGATCTAAAAAAGTATTTAATCTAACTCCATTATGTAAACCATTTACTTTAGTTTGATCTAAAAAGTCATAAACAAATACTCTTCTGATATCTTGTAATACACCTCGTCCTTCTACTGTTTTATTTAAATTAGAAACTAATTTAGTTACATTATCACCTCTCATTTTAGTTAAAAGATGTTTAACTATTTCAGTTGGATTTTGTTTATCGAGAACTTTTACACTTAAACCTGGTAGAGCTTCAGAAATTTCCTTTGAAATTTTTAATTGATTGTTTACAGCATCATCCATTACTTTTAATGCATTTTTAGAACTACTAGCAAATTTTGACCATATTTCTTTTCCTAAAATTGTTTCATAAATTCTACCATACTGTGCAACAAATTCTGAGTGTTTCATTACATCTTTACCTGATCCTGTCTCTTTATAAACCTGTTTAAAATATTTTTCATATAAAGCATTATAAATTTTATTTTTATCAGCTACTGTTACAGGCTTTAATTTATTATCTAATATTTGTTTTAATCTAGCCGCATTAGGAAGTGCATCTTCACCTTCAGTAAAATATTTAATTACTTTGTCACCTTCTCCTATTATACCCGCTTGTCGTGATACTTTAATACCACTACCATATCCAAATTGTTGAGATAACTCACGTAAAAAAGAACTTTGATACATACTTAATAAATGATCATATTGATTATGTGCTATTAATAATTTACTATCTTTAGGTAATGAATTTTGAATAGCATCATCAAAAGGTTTTTTTAATTTTCTTAAAGCATTAGCCATTACACCAGTCATTTCACCTGATTCAGCAGCCATGATAAGTTTTCTCCAAGCTAATACTTGGCTATAACTCATATTTTCAATATTTGTAACTCCTCCTTTTAATATTTTTGTAAACTCAACAACATCTTCTCGACTACTATATTTAGATAAAGTTTCATAAAATTCTTTTACTTTTTGATTAGCTAAATATTTTTTTACATATGCTGGCGAACTTGTTTTAGTAGGTTTTTTCATTTTTTGTACTACTTTTTCGCTATATTCTCTAATAATGTTATTTAAAACTTTTTTAGTTTCACCTATATTTAAATTAAATTTTACATTTGAATTTGAAGCTATTCTTTTTACACTTTGTTCTGCATCAAATAAGATAGTTTTTATACCTTGATTTATTTTTGCAAAACTTATTCCTAATTGATCTATTTCATTTACAACTGGATTATCAGTTCTAAATTTAATTAATTTTCCTTCTGCAGATTTTACTATTTCTTTAGCAGCATCTGTTTCTGCTTTTCTCATTTTAATAAGTTGATTTGATATATTATTTATAATATCATCTTTTTGTGATCCTGTTATATTTACATTATCTAATCCCGAAACTATTTTAATTATGTCATTTTCAACTTCTTTTGTTTTTATAATTTTATTAGCTCTACCTCTTTCTATTTCGCTTAAAACTTTTTTTGATATTGATTTAGGTGCCTCTATTTCAGCAAGTGGAAAAGCTTTATTTACACTTGCTACTAAATAATCGTCAGCTACTTTTTCTGGAATTCCATGATCTTGTAAAATTTTTTTAGCTTCATCTAAATTTTTAAGTAAACCTTCATCTAATTTTCCACCTGATTTAATTACATTTTCTATTGATTTAGAACTAATTTTATCTTGAGCTGCAGTAAGAACAGCTTTTTTTATTGCTTGACCAGTTAATAAAAAAGCAGGAGTTGCAACTAAATCTATTCCAGCCATGATTGCAGCTTGAGTAAAAGCCATTTTATAATAGTCGTCATCACTAACACCTTCTCCTAATCCATAGATTTCTCTTCCTACTGCATATTTAGTTACTTCAGCAGTAAAAGTAGCTCCAGCGGAACCTACTGATGTTCCTACAACTGGAGTTACGAAACTTCCTCCAATAGCACCAGTGATTGCTGATCCAACTGTAAAAATATCTCCAGCGATAGCTGATAAATCTCCTGTAGTAGGATATAAAGTAGGAGCATTTGTAGTAGTCCATTTATTAGTTCCACCTAATTCTTTTGGAACTCGATAAGTTAAAACATTATATTCTCCTTTTCCTCCATCAAAAATATTTTTATTTAATTTTTGATATTTAAATTTAATCTTATCTTTATGTAGTTCTACTAGCTCTGGATCTAATTTTTTATCTTCTAATAAATATTCTTTAATATATAAATTTTTAGCATCTCTTAATGTTAATGTTTCATTATTAATTCCTAAACTTAAAGCAAATCTTACTTCTTTAGGAAGTTCATTTTCTTTTTTTGCATTAATACCATAAGCTTGTACAACATCAGCTTTACTTGGCTCATATTCAGCTAACATATAACTTTCTTCAGAAAAATCTGATGCCGCTGCACTTTCAGCCAATTTAGCTTGTTTTTCTGCAACTTTCTTTTTAGTCTTATCACTTAATTCAACACTATATCCAGCATTGTCAATAGTTTGATCTTCACTTGTAAGTTTGTTTTTTTCTAATTGTTTTTCATAATCAGAGGCACTTAATTCACCAGTTGCTAATTTAAGAGCTGTATCTTTATCTATCTCATTAGCAATATAAAGATTATAGGATTCTTTTTGGTATTCTGAAAGTTCTGCCATATCATTAGTTCTTTTTATTTTTATTTTCCTCTAATTGTCTTTGTTTTATTAATTCCAATGTCTCCGCTGTATCTTTTGCTTCTTTTTCTTTAAATATTTCAAAATATCCACCTTGACCTTCCATTTCTTTATATTGAGGTTCTAATTCTTGATAATAAAAAGCATTAATTACTTGAAAAGGTGATGTAGGTTTTTCATTCCCAAATAATTTCATATAAGTTTCTGGACTTACTTTATCTTTTAATTGTGCAGCTAATTCAGTTGCGGCAGCATTTTGTGATAATTCTCTAAAATTAGCCTGACCTTCTCCTTCAAAAGCAATATCAAAAGATTTACTATGAGCTAATTTTCCAATCTCTGATATTGCTTTCTGAGCAGCAACCATTGCTCTAAAAGCTTGAGGATTTGTACTTATATCACCTATTGTTTTTTTCAAAAGTTCAAGGTCTTTATTAGATACTGGATATAATTTTTTAGCTTCTCCCACTATTTGTGAAAAAGTAGCTGCATTAACTATTTCTTTAAATTCAATTAAATCGTCATCTGAAAATTCTGTTGTATCTTTATTTCTATTTAGAAGTTTGTTTGCTCGTTCAAGCATTCCTACTTCATCTAATATTTTTTCTAATCCAAAGAAAGTTGATTCTAAAATACCAGTAGGTGGTTCTTTTCCTAATTGAGCTAATTTATATACTTCAGTGTATCGAGTATCAATAGCTTTAGAAGCATCACCTTTATAATATTCCTCAGAATATTTTTCATAAATTTTACCTAAACTTTGGTTCCTTTGAGAATCAAATTTTTTCTCAGGATTTTTAGCTTTATACCAAGCTATATCTTCAGCAGTAAATTTTCCTTCAGCTTTAAGTAGTCCTTCAGAAATTTTACCTAAAGAAGATTTAGCTTGAGAAAGTGGTGTAATACCAGATGAAGCATTTATAATTTCTAAACCTCTTAATATATTTCTTCTTTTATTTTTATCAGACCATACTTCTTCAATTTTATTAGGTAACTTTGTAGCAATATTTTCAAAAGCTGATCCAACAGCTTCTGTAAACTGAGATAAACCAGTTTTTTCTTGATCTGATTTTTTCTTTGGTAAAATTTTATCACTTAAAGCATTTCCACCATCAACTTCTATTTTCTCATCTACTACTATTTCATCGTTATCATCTTCTACCTTTTCATCAAAAATAAATTTACCTTCTTCATTTAAGCTACCCCAATTATGACCACCATCTTCATCTATTATATATCCTGTTCCTGCATCACCAAATTTACTAGGGACTTCAGGGTTTTTACTCCAATTATCAGGATGACTATCTATATCTTGAGTGCTTTCTACATTTTTATCTGAAGATTCAATGTCCTCATATTTTTCTAAATTTTTCATATTTTTTTCTGCCTCCAATAATACTCCAGTTTCTTCATTATAAAGATGTGCATCTTCATCTTTATAACCTTGAATAATTTCACTATTATCCCAACCTGGAAAAGCTTTTTCTAAATCAGATAATTCTTTTGTAGCCATTAAACCTCCTTAAAGTCTACATCTAGTTTAGAGTAATCTACCATTAAATATCCAAATTGATTAGGAGTAGCCGCTTGTGGTACTTGATGAGCCATTACACCTTGATATGTTCTATCATCACCTAGATATTTAAAGTTATAAATTTTAATTCCTTTAGGAGATTTACCAACTAATTTAATATCTTTCTTTAATCTTATATCAGAAGGTGGCATAAATTGTGCTCCAGCTAATGCTGCACCTGTTACTTGACCAAAGATACTCGGACCACCTACTGGTGTACCTACTGATCCTGATCTTTCTTCTCCATAACTTCTTATAGGAGCACCTGATAATGCTCCAACCATTTGTCTTATTTGTCCAGCAGGATATTCTCTTGCTTCTATAAAGTCACGATATCCTTCTGCTAATTTAGCTTGTTCTATACCACGTGCTTGTGCACCAAAAGCTTGAAGACCTTGTGCACCTGATTGTAAAGCTCCTATCTGAGTAGTTGCAGCACCTAGTTGTTGACCTAGTCCTGCCATTTGTGTTTGTCTATCTTGTGCAAATCTACTTGCACCTGATTCAAAACCTGCTTGTCTTAATCTTGCTGTTGTATCAGCTACTGAATCTAAATATCTTTCTTGTCCTAAAACATTTTGAATACCTTGTCTTGATCCTCCAAAAGCTCCTGAACCTATAGCTTGAGCATCCATAGCTTTTTGAGATTGACCGTAAGCATCACCTAAATCTGTTAATGCTCCTGAAATAACTTGATTCTCATAAGGATTAGCATAAGCTTGAGCTGTCGCTGTATCATAAGTTTGAGCACCAGCATTTGCTATTTGTTGACCTATACCAGCTAATTGTCCAGCTTGAGGAATTACTTGTTGAGAATATACATTTTCTGCTGCAATTTCTTGAGGATCAAGTGAAGCTATACGTTGACCTTGATATGCAGTATAAGGTTGACTAAAAACATTCTCTGCTGTTCTTAAAGTTCGTTCTTGAATTTCTTTAAAGTATTCAGGTATATCATAGCTAGTCTGTGACGTGCTAGGTGCCTGTACTACTGTTGTGCTTGGTTTGAATATACTACCCATTGACGATAAAAGTTCCTCCTATAACTTTAAAACCTAATTTAATAAAGGCATTGTTTTTTCTTTCAACATCTTTACCTTGGAATATTTCACATATAGCAGTAACTTTATTAGCTAATGCATATTCCTTAAATACTATCATTAAAGAACGAAAAATGCTAAATCTTCGATGTTGTGGACTTACATGTAACCATAAAGTTCTCATAAACTTTTTATCACTATACCACGTTTCATCTACTGTAGCAGCTAATGTTCCTACAATAATATTTTCATATTCTACTACTATAACAAAACTATTCTTAATGTAAAATACTATATTTTCTAATGCTTTCTTATTATTAGTATTTCCAAAGTTAAAAGGAGCCTCTATTAACCATGTTTTTAATAATTCTCTTATTCGAACAGCATCAGAAATCTGTGCTTTTCGTATTTTATATTTATCTTTTTCCATCAGCTCTTAAATTCACTCTTAAAGTTCCAAATCTCCAATTGTCTCCTATCGCTGTATTTTCTATTTTTATATTAGATTGTCTACCACGGATTCGTGTATTAATAAACCCTGTTGTGTTACTTACTGTCACAGTTTCTCCAACGGTGGTATTACCATAAGGATAATCTCTTGTAGTTAAAGTAATTAAAGCATTACCTGTTTGATTTTGAAAATCAGGTATAATTTTGTTTATAAACATAAATTCTTCTCCGTCAGCTAAATCTCCATCACCTGATTGAATATATGCTGTTAAAGCAGAGCCATCAGCATCTACGCCATCTTCCATTCTATAAATTATACTTCTACCTGCTGTTAAACCATTTATTTGTGAAATAGTATTAGAAGTAGAATTAGCTGTATATGAAGTAGCTAAAGGATTTAATTCAACTCCATTATCTTGATATGTACTTCTATTCATAGTTCCAAAACACCAAGAGTTTTCTAAATAATTATAAATAACATATCTATCATTTTGATCCGAGGAACTAGAACAATAATACCATATTACTTCAGAGAAATTAGAGTTTTGTGCAGCATAAACCTGAGCATATTGAACTTTATTTATATTATCAAAAACATGATTTAATACAGGACAAGGTATTTCTTGAACAGCACCAGCATATCTAAAGAATTGTCCATCAGACATCCAATAAGCTATGTCATCTATTACTATTGCAGAATTAAGACCTACAGCTCCACAATCATTACCTAATTGTCTAAAACCAAAAATAAAAGGAGGACCAATAAATGACATTGATTGCATTGTAGTATCAGTCCATACTAGAATAGTTCCTTTAGCAGGACGTGCACATCTAATTTCACTTCCTCCTGCTATTCTTTGTGATCCAGCTGAATTAGTTACATTAGGAGTCCATTGATTATATTCTTCTTGATCAGACCAACGAATAAACATTTTATCTTGAGTTGAAGTATTACCAATAGAAGTTTCTGTACCCATACATACGACATGTCTAGTTTCAGTAGATACCATTGATAAAGTTGATTTAGTTGGAGCATTAGCAATTATTGTAGCTCTATTACCTGTCATTCCACCTGATAAATCCCATTCATAAGTTCCACCTTCTTTTTGAGTAATAATTAAATCTTCTCCCCAATTATTTATAGACCATAATCTTGCATCAATAGTTACATTTGAAGTTGTTCGAGGAGTTCCCCATGTACTTGCACTCCAAGCACCTGAACCCCAGCCATATCCAAAAGTTTGAAGACTAGGACCTACATTTAATTGATAAGTTACTGTACAATTACCAGTAGGACCAATTGTTGAAGTAGCAGTAGCATTACTTTGAATTACATAAGCATCTACATTAGTAACTGATAAGATTTCATATTCAGCATCTAAAGTTGCAGCTGCAATTCCTCCAACTGAAGTGCTGGTACTACTTAAAGTTACAAAATCGCCAGTTGTAGCTCCATGACCTGTATCTGAAATAGTGACATTAGCACTCGTGTTAGTGGTTGTAAAAGCATTAACTAAATTGGCTGTAGCTCTAATAGGAGTAATATCTTGACTATCTCCCGAAGCATAAGTATAGACTTTTCTATCTGTTCCTAAAGCTTCATATCTAGCTCCTGTTAAAGAAAACCATTGCTCTAAAGCTCTTCCTACTCCTACATAATAAGCTGTACTAAATTTATTCCAGCCTCCTAATTTTTGAGGAAGTCCTTTACGAAATCTGATTTTATCTCCGTCAATCCATCTACCTTCTGCTCCGGTTTCTGTATTTTCGGTATCTAATCCAGGTTGAAAATTTAACTTTGTTAATGGCATAATAATAAGTATATAACAAAATTATTAAATTTATACTAAAATTTAAGGAGCATGAGGGGTGGTGTGGATATATATCTCATGCCCCAAGATTATGTTTTATCTTACTTTTTAGGTAAAGTAAAGCCTTTATAAAAGGCTGGAAGTCCTATAAATGGACGTTTATCAAACTCATTTTCTTTAGCATTTTTTGATCCTGCTTTATTATAATGTAAAAATACTTGTGCACAATCTTTACCAGTAAATTCTTCTCGCCAATGTTCAAGATCACAACCAGAATAAATTAACATGTCACCTGGTTCTAGTTTTACTTTAATACCAGCTTGACCTTCTTTACCTGTTGGGTCTAAATATATAGGCCAATCACCACCACCTAGATTTAAAGTAGTAGATATTTCACACGAATATCTATCTTTGTGTCTAGCTAAAACATCTCCTTTTTTATAAATTCTTGCATAAGAATAAGTTTCAGATAATTTCATACCTGTATGTTTTTCCATAACTGGTTTAACTTTTTGTAATAAAGTTTCCATAACTAAATCACTATAATGGGAATAAGTATTAGGAACTTGTTGATCATTCCATACTCCCCAATACTCTGTAAATGGTGATATGTATCTTTGATCAAATAAAAGTCTGGCAACCTTTCTTTTATTAAGAAAATAAGCAAAACAAAAGTCTGCCATTTCTCTATTAAGTGCTTTTTTTAAAATACTGTATTTATTTTTTTTGAACGACATTTAATACTCCTTTCGGTATTGCTTGACAGTTAAAATGTATAAATCTAAATGGTTCATACCCCATATCTATTACATATTGATGTGGCATATAAGACGGAAAAAATATCATTCGTCCAGGTTTTACTTCATAATTAATTTGTGAACTTGCATATGTAACTTTAGATTTATCTTTTTCTGGTAAAAGATTCATTATATTACCAGGTCTAGGATCTTCAAATAAAGGTCTTGAAGTTTTATTACTAGCTTTTAAAAAATAAAAACCTGAGATATGACCATTCCAATGAGTATGTAAGGTATGATGTCCTCCACCATTCTTAGCAAATTCTTGTACCCATAATTCAGTAATAAATACTTGATAATTAGTTAAATCAAAACCCATTTCTAATAATAAATTATTTGCTGTTGCACCAATATAATTAGTTAATTGATTAAAATTAGGATCTCCAATCAAACTTGTTGAATGAAAAACATTCCCCATATCTCCTTTATCACCAAATTCTTTATTTCTTTTATCTATATCTTTTTTTAAATTATCTTTAGAAATTTTAATATAAGGATCAGATGCTTTATTTAAATCTTCTACAAATGAATCATCATCAGCAAACCATATAGGACATTTAAATAAATCTTCTTTTGCTAATTGTATAGGAAATGATTTAACACTTTCTTTTTTATTTCTTTTTTTCTTTTTCATTTTTATCACTTTGTCATTCCATTGTACCAACATTTAAAGTTCCATTTATGCCATTGACCATATATGTCAGGTGCATTAGTCACGTTACTGTCGAGCAATTCAATCATTGGAGACAATTTAGCCTCATTTAGAATTTTATTAAATAATGGATCCTTAATTTTAAGTTTTTTAGCAGCTTTCCAGAAAGGCGTATTATATTTAGAACCATAGCTATAATGCCACATAATAAAGTTTTGTATTTGATTTACATAGTTATGAAATTGATTAGTAATAACTTCAGGAGTTATTTTTTTCTCTATGATCCAATCCCATGTACAACGTGCCCAATGTAAATAGGATGCAATAGCGGTGGATTCTAAAGGTTCAAGAAAAAATAAACGATTACCACTTAAAATAATTCTATTATCTATTATAGGTTGCTTAGCTACATAATTTTTAAATTTAAAATTATCTACTTTTTCATTTAAATAAATACCTTGTTCTGCCAACTTAAATAACTTTTTGAAATTAGTGGCTGCTTCGTTAATAGGAGTAATTTTATCATTATAAAGATAACCATAAGAAGTAGTATTAGTAGTGTTGGGAATAACAAAAGTCCATCCATCAGGAGTAGCTACAGCACGTGTCCAGTTAATATCACAATCTTTAGATTTTCCTTCTCCTAAAAGAACAGCATTTAAAGGATTGTTGAGCATTGTATAGTTCTCCCAATTAGTTATATGTCTACCACGACAATCAAAAATATAGTCTGAATCAATTTGTTCATAGTTATTAATAGATTTTTTTATCACCTTAAAATATTTAGATTTTAAAATAGTGTCTTGTAATTTAGCAGGATTGTATTGAAGACCAACTGAATGTAAGCTAAAAGGATGAAAGACTTTATTATTTTTCTTTCCCCAATTTTCATACAAAATTCCAAATTTAGGAGTAGCATTAATAGGATTATTATACCAATTGATTCCAAGAGCTGCCCATAAAAGTTGAGGTGGTTCCAAGAGAGTGGCTTGTCCTACCTTTTCAGGAGGAATATTAGGATCATAAAGTAGTTCAACAGAAATATTTGCTCTATTACGAGTATAATAAGCATAATGCAAAGCAGTTAAACAGCCAGCATTTCCTCTTCCTAAAATAGTAATTTTTATCTTTTTCATTTAAAAGGCAATCCTAAATTCCATATTACTAAACTATGTCTAGATCCTTTTGTAACTGGACATACTCTATGCCAAATAAATCCAGGAAAGACCACTAAAGATCCTTTAGGTAATATTTCTTTACATTTTTTAATATTACGTTTTTTATCAGGGTCTAAATTTCTAAAATCAAATTCTAATTCTCCACCTTTATAATCTTTAGGATCTGATAAAGTAACTGTAACTGATAGTTTTCTTATTTTACCATGCGATGGAGTATTAGGTTGATTATAAGGTTGATCCCAACCATCACAATGCCAATCATAATATTGACCTTTATTATATTTAGTAAATTGACAAGCTTCTGAATAATCCCATTGATAATTCCAACCTGCATTAGCATTTGCTTGATGAATATAAGGTTGTATTTCTTTATAAATCCAACGATCAGACATCCAGACTATATTTGAATCTCTTTTTTTTTTTAAATCTTTAATTTGTTTTTGATTTAATTTTTTAGAATCACCATAACCACCAGTAACTGCCATTTGATCTGATAATTGTTTTCCATAACGTACAATGTCATCACATACACGATGTGGAATTACTGATTGAAAATAATAATAATGATTTGCTAAATTCATATTTACTTTCTATAATATTTAAACATATTATAAACAAAAGTAAATATTTTTTAAGAAACTGTTAATGTTCCAGTTACAGTAAAAGTAGCAATTTTTTCTCCACCTGGGGCTGTTGAAGTTGCGTTACATCCAGGCGATACTGATAAACTAGAACAAGCTGGAAATCTTACAATAACTACACCACCACCTCCAGTTGATATACCTGACGCACCTCCACCTGTTCCTGGTGCACCAGAATTAGCTGGTGTATTTCCAGATCCTGTACCTCCACCACCACCTGGTGCAGCTGGTCCTTGACCTCCAGTATTTCCATGCGCTGCTCCACCACTAGCTCTTGTTACTGCCGCTCCTGTTATTGAACTAGCAATTCCCGCACCTGCTGGTCCATATCCTTCACCTGGTGTAGAATTGCCTCCTGCGCCACCGGCACCTCCACCACCACCTCCGCCAAAAGTACCTGGCCATGTTCCACCATTACCACCTGGGTTACCTTGAGGTTGAGGACTTATAGGAGGCACATTTCCAGAACCTCCAGTATTACCACCGCCGCCAGCTCCACCTCCTGAACCTCCATCAGCACCATTAGGTAATGAACTGCCAGGGAATTGAGATCCTCCGGATCCACCTCCTCCATTGGATGTTATTGTATGAAAAGTTGAATCTCCTCCATTAGCTCCAAGAGGAAATCCAGTAGCACCTCCACCGCCAATTGTAATTGTATAATCTCCTTCTTCTAATGCTGGAAAACCAGATACTCCTGATCCTAATGGAGAGGCAGAATAAGAACCAGTATTTGTTCCAGCTGATTCTCTATATCCTCCAGCTCCACCACCACCAAAAGTACCGCTCCAGTTACCATTACTACCACCGCCACCACCGCCGGCAATAACTAAATAATCCATTGCATAAGTTGCTAAAAATTTTGGCCATGTTCCATCTTGCTTGGATTGAAATTGTGATTGCATCGACCACATACCACTTGCTTTGTTTAATTCTTTAAATACTACAATTCCTGAACCACCTGCTCCACTTGTTTTACCTGGATAAGAAGCAGGAAAACCTCCAGCTCCTCCACCACCGCCACCAGTATTAGCAGTTCCAGATGTTGCAGTTGCTGTTCCACTTGGAGCTCCAGCTCCACCGCCTCCTGATCCACCAGCTCCACTACTTCCGCCTGGTCCTTCACCAGCTCCACCGCCACCACCAGCGTATGTTGTACAATTTAATGGACTTGGCGAACCTGCTCCGCCAGCTGCTCCGGCGTTACATGAACCATTAGCTCCAACACCTCCAGCGCCACCACCTCCACCACCACCTGCTGTTCCAGGTGCTGGTATTTTTGATCTTCCACCGTCATTTCCTTCTGGAATTGTAAATCCACCTTCGTTACCAGATCCACCAGGAGAGTTATTTCTTTGACCACCTCCACCACCAGATCCACCGTCTCCAGCAGCTACTCCACATGGACCTCCAGCTCGACCACCACCTGTTGATATATATTCTGTACTTCCTACTGTAATTTTTGTATTTTCTCCTTTATTACCAAAGGTTCCAGCAGGAGATGAAGATACTGCTGCACCTCCAGCTCCAATAGTTACTGGAACATTTCCGGGAACACTAATACATGTAAAATTTCTAAAACCACCTGCACCGCCGCCACCACCAGCATATGCGCCACCACCAGATCCTCCACCTGCAACTACTGTTGCATCGACAAGTCTAGTTCCTGTTTGAAAAGATGAACATCCTGTGGCTGTTACAGTTGTAACTTTACACTTCCCAAAAGAAGTTTCATTTACTTTACCGATTATACCGCCATTATTATTAGGCATGCTTTAAGTCTCCTTATGCGGATACCCAAGCTAATGTTGAAGCATCCCAATTAAAATTATTTACTGGATCTGAAAAATCCGTTGCAGTCCATCTTAGATTAGGTTCATCCCAACTTATCGCTTTATCTGTTGTATCAGTTGGAAAAGTAACTGGCGCTTGCCAATCATCATTTCCGTCTAATGCCCAAGATGCGTAAGGTTGAGGTGATAAAAATTTATCTTTTGCAACATTATAAGTATAACTTTTACCTGCATATTGTTTTCTGAAATTATTATTGTAAGAAGTTTGTTTCCACTCTCCACCTTTAAAGAAATTTTTACACCATGTTTCACCATCAACATGCATGTCATTATTTCCTAAAGGACCTGCTGCTGTAGAAATATCATTTCCTGCAACAATGACTCTTTCAACAACCCATAAAGTATCCGTTGTATGGCCGGTTGGATCTGTTTTTTGTCTTATTTCTGCAAAATGTGCCATAATTTTCTCCTTAATTAAAGTCTAATTTATATTTTTTTTTAAGTTTGTACATATTTTTTTTATTATATTGTTAATGTTCCAGTTACAGTAAATGTCATTACAGTACACCCTCCTGCAGGGGCTGGTAATGTTGTTTTAGTATTAGTTCCTGGGGCTACTGTATAACTAGGTCCCGCAGGTCCTGGAACTCTTAAAATAACTACTCCTGAACCTCCTGTTGCACTACATGAAGCACCATTACTTCCACCAGCTCCACCTCCAGTATTAGCAGTTCCATTAGCTCCAACACCAGGTCCTGATGGGGCTCCAATAGATCCTGCTCCACCGCCGCCTGCTCCAGCAGTTCCTCCAGTTCCTCCATTATAACTAGATCCTCCACCGCCACCTGCATAAGTAACTGGACTTCCTGAAATTGAATTAGCTTTTCCTGCTCCACCAGCTCCACCAGCAGTTGGGGTTCCTGCACTACCGGCAGCACATGCTCCACCACCTCCGCCAGATCCATAATTTGGTGCACCTGTTGAATTACTTGGAGACCCATTAGTTCCTTGAACAGGAGATACTGGTGAACTATTTGCGGGAACATTTCCAGTTCCACCTGGAGCATCATTTCCACTCCATGCTCCAGCTCCACCACCTGAACCTCCTGGTTGACCATTATCACTACCACTACCATTACTATTACAAGCGGTTCCTCCACCGCCTCCACCACCAAAAGAAGTAATATATCCTATCCAAGAATCAGTACCTGATTTTCCAATTGATCCTACACTTGAACAAACAGTAGCCATACCACCTGCTCCACCAGCACCAATTACAACTTGATTAGTTCCTGGATTTAAAAATAATTTTGTTCCACCTGGAAATGAACTTCTATAACCACCAGCTCCACCACCGCCTCCGCCAGAAGCAACGTTTCCACAAATTCCTCCACCACCGCCTCCGCCAGCTACTACTAAATAATCTAATTCATTTGAACCTAGCGATGTAAAAGTTACATTACTTGATGCTTTAAATTCTGCTATAAATGTTCCTGTACCACCATCAGGTGAATTAACAGGTGCACAATTACTATCTGTTGACATATATGAACTTGATCTTAAAATTACTACTCCAGACCCACCTACAAGACCATCATAATTAGCTGAACCTGAGGGGTTAGCTGGACTCGGACCTGCGCCTTGAGAATATGCACCATTTCCAGTATTATCTTGTGCATCTATTCTTCTTATTAAAGCTCCAGCAGGATTACGTGAAGCAAAACCACCGCCTGCTGCATAAGTTAAAGCTGTTCCTGTAATAGCATTTGGTGCACCCGCACCACCGCCTAAAGGAGTTTTAACTCCAGCACCAGGAGAAGTTCCTCCTGCTCCAAGTGCTCCACCACCTGCACCTGAACCTGTCATACATCCTGTTCCTCCTGCTCCACCAGCATTTCCTTCTGATTTACAATAACCTCCAGCATTTCCTGTTCCTGCGCATCCACCTGATCCACCACCTCCTCCACCTGATCCACCAGGTTGAGCATTATGTCCAGGTGCACCTTGAGTAGAAGGTTGTGCACCTCCTCCTCCACCTGAAGCTGAAATTTTTGTAGTTCCTTCTACACCTGCGGGATTATAAACTGAAGCTCCACCAGCACCAGCTGTAGTACCAGGTCCTGGTGATGAACCAGCAGAAGCTTGACCTCCTTTAGTTCCACCTGCTCCTACCGTAACTCCATAAGTTCCCCACCTTTGACTGATTGCAGTACCTCTTAAAGGAGAAGGTCCGTAACCAGAAGCACGATAGCCTCCAGCTCCACCTCCTCCACCACCTTGAATATGATAATAATTTCCACCTGATCCACCGCCACCACCGACTACTAAATAATCGGATGTTGCAAAATTATAAACCCAATCTGAATTTTTTACATAAGAATATACAGTATTTGTTCGCCACATACCAGAAGCTTTTCCACAAGCTGCACATCCATTAGTTACTGTGTTAGGGGGTCCAATTATTCCGCCATTGCCAGCCATAATTTAAACCTCCTAATCTGCTATTACTTCATATGAAATCAAACATTCAAGATCACTATTTGCAGAAGCTAATCCTGAAATTTTTTCATTTTCTTCTAAATAAAATCCGTTATTTTTATCTATTAAAGAAAGAGTAGCATCCGCAGGTACAGAAATTGTACTTGCTATTGATCTGGTATCTGATCCATCAAAAAATTTAACAGTTACATCTGCAGCATTAGTCCCATCTATATTTGAGATTAAAATTGAATTAATTTTAAAAACAGTATTTGCTGTTGCAGTAACTAAATTAGCACTTGTAGTAGTTAAAGCAAAAGTATCTGTTTTTCCATTAATAGTTGCTACATTAACTATATTAGGGTTTGCCATATTTATTTTCTCCTATTATCCAAATACTATCGCCATTGCAATAGCTTTTCCTGTTGTTATTCCAGCTGTAGAAAAAGATAGATTTTTACTTCCATCAGTTACTAAAGCTTGTCCACTACTACCATCAGAAGCTGGTAAAGTAAAGTAATTTGATGATCCTGCATTACCTATTCCAGTAACATTAATATCACCTAAATCTGCCATTACATCATTTACTGTAGACCCTGTAGTATATACTAAAGTTTTTGTTCCTTGTTTAAGAGCAACTCCATTTGCAGCATGGCCTGTATTTGCAAAAGTTAAAGTATATGAACCTGATGTATTATTAAACAAAGTATATTTAGATTCAACAGCATCTGTAAAAACATGAATATTAGCTGTTAAAGCACCTGTAAATTCTAATACAGCATTATGTACTTGATCATCTGTAGAAGAATCATCTGTATTGGTTGTTGAATTAGCTGAAGTTAAAGTAACATTTGCATTTCCTGCAACGTTGGCTGCTTGATAACCTTTTACTGAACAGTCAACTCTATTGAAAACATAGTTAACAAGGTTACCCCAATTTCCTGAGTTTTCACCTGAGCCTTGACGTTCTAATTTTAAACGAGCTGTATAAGTTGAAGACATAATTATTTATACCTTATTAATTTATTTTTGTAAATAATATATATTTGTAGTCATTTGTACACTAAATATTAGTCCAAGTATAAGTATTTCCATCAGAAATATTATCCCAAAATCTTAAATCTACAGGAGTAACATTCGCTTGTATTCCAGTCATTTCTAGAAAGTTATTAGAATCAGGAATTATAGTAGCTAAAGAAATAGTCATACTTTGACCAGTTATACTTAAAATTTGTTCTCCTTTAAATATAAAAGATCCAGCATTAGCATTAGCATGAATTCCAGTAATAGGAATATAATTTTCAGTATCAGTAGTAATACTACTTATATAAGTAGTTATTTCTTGACCTATTATATCAATAATATTAGCTGATCCTGTAGTAATATTACCTAAATCTACTTCTAAATCAAAACCAGGTGTTACAATAGTAATAGCTCCACCGGCTGCAATGGAATAAGTTCCTATAAAGGTATTTGCTAATAAACCAGTAATAGAATTAATAGTTGCTCCGGTAGTTACTACACTTCCTAAATTTGCATTAGCATTAATTCCTGTTATAGAAGTTTGTGCTGAACCTTGTGCAAGAGAAAAGTTTAAAGCTGTATTGGCTTGTTGACCAGTTGTAGCAAAGATAGCTCCATTACCTGTAAATACTAATCCAATATTAGTATTCCATGCACCTTCACTCCAATCTTCTCTACCCCAACCAAATCCAAAATTAACAGATGGTAATATTTGTTGACCAGTTATTGCAGCTGCAACATCGGGTGATGTATTCCATGCACCTACATTATAACCGTAACGTCCGTATCCTACACTTACACTCATAAGGAATTTCTCCTTATGCTATTCTGATTAAACCAGCAGTCGAGTTAGCAGTAGGAAACTGTAATTCAAAAGTTCCGTTTGTAGAAGTTTTCACTCCTCCAAAATCTAAAACTGCAATTGCAGAGTTACTGTTATTTGCATTGTATAAAAGTGCAGCTTGAGCAGAAATAGTTGCGTTAGCGAATGTAACATTATCAGCATCAAAAATTGCAGTTGTTCCATCTACAGAAATTGCAACATTAGTTAAAGCATTTCCACCTGTAGTATAATTAGTTCCAGATGAAGATACTTCATTTGCAGTATCGTATACAGTTGTGTTGGCTGCTAAAGAAGCTGTGTTATCATACAAAGCACACTTTAAAGTTTGTGCTGCAAGGTTTCCACCAGGCGACATTAAGTCTTGTTTGAATACAGTGCAAATTGCTTGTGTTATTGCCATATTTATTGTCCTCCAGTTAATGTATTTGTACCTAGTGGGCTACCAGGAAACTTATAGTCTGTTCTTCTTCTTCTACGAGCTTCATTATTTATAGTAGCTACTTGTTCTTTATACAAATTTTTGTATATAGTATAGTCTTCCATGTTCTTTGTAAAGAGATTTGCTTCAGCTAAACAAGCATAAGTTAATGTACTTGGAATATTTTCAGTATACCAATTTGTAGTATTGGTATTAGATAAAGGATTAATTTTACCTTGATATCCTAATTTCATTGTATATGCTTGATCTGGAGTAGGAGCTAAATAAACTCTATTATCATCAAAATTAGCAAAATATTTAGGTTGACCTTGAATTGATATATCAGGCCAATATTCTTGACAAAAAGCTAATGTTTTCATTTCTAAATAACTTACATTAGAACCTACTGTAATAGTTAAATAATTAAATAACATTGGTTCAATAGCAGTAGGAAGATTTACAAATCTATCTCCAGCGATGGAAGTAGTAGTTACATTTTCATTAAATCCAATAGGGTCAATATCTCTTGATAAAGATTCAAAAGCATTTTGAATAAAATTTTCTATTTGTGCAGTAAAATCAGTTCCTGTATTTTCAGCCCAAACTTTAATATCATTTTGGAGACTGCTGTACGTCATTGCCATGTTTAATTACCTCATCAACTTTAAATTTAGTCCATACATGTCCAGCAAATGGATAAGTTCCATAATGCGTCAAAGGACTTTGAAGATCAGCATATATCTTACCGCCTATTTTTTGCCATAATCTACAAAAAGCATAATCTTCACTTAAATATCTATTACTTTTTTCATCAATAATACAGTCAAAAAATGCATAGCAATTTTTACTTGAATATCTATCATTATTTATAATTTGATCACTGGTATATTTAAGATTAGGATAAGCTTCTTTCATTTTATCAAAAACTTCTTTTTTTATACACATAAATCCAGTTGCAGCATCTAAAACTTCAGTAAATCCTTTTTCTACTTTAATATTGTTAGGATTAGCAAAATTTAAATTATAACCTAATGCTTTTTGTTCTAAATTAGTAGGATCTTCTTTTACAAAACCAGGAATTCCTTTCCAATCAATTGATTTTCTAGGATATATACCACAAGCAATATCAAAATCTGATTGTAATAATCTAGTTACAGCTTCTCCATTAAATCCTATATCTGCATCAATAAACATTAAATGAGTAAAAGAATGTTCATCTTTTTCACAATAATCTAAAAATTGACTTACTAATGTATTTCTAGCTCTAGTAACTAAACTTTCATTTCCCATTGTATTTAAATGAACTTTAAATTTATTTTTAGCTGCAAATTGAGTTAGACTTAATATACCGTGTAAATATCCTTCGGATAAAAGACCACCATAACAAGGTGTTGCGACCATAACACCAATTTTTTTTTCACTCATAATATTACGACTGTAACATTTCCGAGCGCAGTTTGTAACAAATTTGTGTCAGTAGTATACCAAGTTTCTGGTAAAGTAGCAACTCCTACATATAAAGGTGAACCTGATGTATTTTCAAAACCAGGTAAAGCAGTTACTTGATTAGGAACTCCACCGGTAGATGATCCAGCAACTCCTCCTCCAGTTCTTGCTGCTTTAGTAGAAGAAACATTAGCTTGAAGTCTTGCATTTTCTAAACTTTGAGCATCAGTAAAATAAGTTAAATCTAATTGAGGCTGTTTAGGTTCCCATTCTGAAGTATGAACTAACATACCTGTCCATTCAAATACCATTTCTTGATAAGGAAATCTTAATCCTGATCTATCAGAAATAGCATAAGCATATTTACCTGCAGCAAATTTATTTGAAGGTGCTCTATGAGGTCTTGTAGTAGCTGGTATTTTTGGCATTAATTATAAAACCTATTAGCTGTAGCTGGTAAAATTCGAGTAGAAGGAGTATCATCTCCTGCTATTAATCTTTCGAAAGCTTGTTCATAATCTACTCTTAAAATTTCTTGAGTTGCAGCAGGTATACCTGGTCTTTTTTTAGAAAGATAATAAGCTAGTCCTGCGCACATACATTCAAAAGCTCTAAAAGGTACATCTATATTTTGTTCTACTCCACTTACTGTTGAAGCTGTTATATCTTCAATTCTTCTCATTCGATAATATGTAATAGTATAAGATTGATCAGGTGCTGGATAAATTTTAAGAATAGGAGAAATTAATCTTTGTAAATAATATTGTGTAGGTCTAGATTGAGTTGTTTTATTTGAAATAACAGCATAATCATTAAGACCTAAACGTGTCATTGCATATTCAGATCCATCTGCTATTTTAATATTAGCATTTATAATATCTACAGTATCACTATCTAAAGTATAATCAGTAGTGCCTTGAGTTACAGCTTGAGTTTTATATTCGACAGTCCATTGATTATAACCTCGATTAGCCCAATCACTAAACATAATATTTAAACTACGTCTAGCTGATCGTACATCATAACCTAAAATAGGATCTCCTCCTAATCTATCATAGGCTTCTTGTATTACATCATTTACTGTTAAAGTAAAAGTTGAACTTCCTGATAATGCCATATTCCTCCATTATGCATAAAATACTGTTACTGATATAGCACCATTAACTGAAGCTTTAGCTTGTAAACTTGTTCCAAATTTTATACCTTCTGCTGGAAGATTTAATTGAACAGTTGAAGCACCCGCACTTACATTTCCTGTAGTTACTTCAAATACATCAGTTCCTCCATCTATAAAAGTAAGAGTTCCAGTAGTTACATTAGGTTCAATTATAAAACCTTTAAGTCTAATGGGACCAGCAAATAAAGTAGCTGTAGCATTATTAATAGTAGCTCCACTTGCTGAATTTGCAAATATATCTGATCCTGCCATTTTTTCTCCTATATTAAATTATATTTTTTTAAATTATCGTATAATAGAGCAATTCTGTCATCATGAACAGTGCTTGGTTTTAAATATTCTGCTTGATAAGCTTTAGCTTGAACATTTCCTAAATCTAATGGTTGTTGATTTAAATCCATACTTTCAGCTTCTCCTACAGATTGACCACTATCTATCACTGTTGATCCTCCACTAAATGTGTCTATTACTTTTTCTATATTTTCTAATTTTTCTTCTAATGATTCTTCGGTATCTTTTTCTTCTTCTTTTTGTTTATCTTTTGTAGTAATAATTCCTTCATCTTTTTGATAAATTTCTTCAGCTTTTGAAGCATCACCGCCTTCTAATACTGTTGTTGTAGATATATCAGTTTCTTCTTCATCATCATCTTTTAATTCAGTTACTTTTTTATCTTTAACTTTAATTAATTGATCATCTTTTTTAGCAAAATTTTTTAAAGCTTTAGCTGGTTCATATAAAAAATCTAAATTTAATTCCATAATTCTCCAATAAAAGGAGGCCCGAAGGCCCCCCTAAATTATTATTAAGCTATTGTAAATACTCTTTGCAGATGATTGTCTTGAACGTAAGTAACAGAAGTTGTTATAGCTCCTGTATTACCATCGCCATCTGTACCAGTAAATACACCTACTACTTTAATATCAGAAGCTCCAACGTTTGCCATTAAACCTAAAGCTGCAGAAGATTGTGATGTTCTTCCTAAAGCTTTACAGTTTGCAGCAGCAGTGAATGCTGTAGCATTCGAAGTTGTTCCTACTGAAAAAGTTGCAGCATTTGTATCATTTGATACTTCAGTAACATCTACATGCACAAATAAAATTTGTGAATTAGCAGGAATTACAGCAACATTTGTATTTGCTGTTGCTCCAGTAATTGTAACATCTTTACCTTGTGCCATTGTTACATAGCCAGTGTTTTTTACATTCGAGCCTAAAGTGCTACCAGTAGTTTCATTAATACTACCAGCTAATACCGGACCCGAAAATGTTGTTTTTCCCATAAGTCTATCCTCCTTTAAAAAATAGTCTGCTTGCGCAGTCGTTTGGGTTACTAGGCGCCGAAGCGCCTAGTAGTGATTAGTGATTATGCAGCTCCTTCGGAACCGTATACACCTCTCCAGTCAGTGAAACCGAAAGAATATCTTTCTCTAACTTTGTATCTCAAGTTACCAGTTTCAAAATCGCCTTCTACAGCTTTTTTGATTGGTGCTCTAACAAAGTGTTTCATTCCATCTGGGCAATCAGTTAATATGAAATATTGATCAGGGTCAGTAAATCTTTGATTTACTACAACACCTTCAGGGATCATACCCATATTTCTCATTGCGTTGATGTCATTGTCAGCAGTTCCCGGTCTTAAATTAGACTTAAGGATTCTTTCTGCAATAAACACCAATTGAGGTGGAACCGCAAGTTTTCTTCCAGATAAAGCAACAGGAATACTTCTGTCATCAACAGCTGTTGAGATTTGAACTAAAAGTGTCTCTAAAGACGTTTCAGATAAATCTGCAGCAGTAGCTAATTTATTAGAAGCAGTACCGCCACCACCTAGTGGGTGAGAGCCATTTAATAATGATACTCCATCTCCACCAACTGATGTGCCAGTTGCGTTATTGAAAACATTTGCGCCTTTTACTTCTTTAGTTTGTTGCATTGATCTTGCTAGTGCTCTTGCGTATTTAGCGCCTAGAGAACCGTACAAGCCATCTTCTTCAGCTTCCTCAGTTATTGCGAATGCTAAAGCGACAGTTTCATGCACATACCTAGAAACAAAGCCTTCTCTGCCAGAATCATAATTGATCATGGCACCTTCAGCTTTTGTTGGTGCAGCACCGAATCCGATCATTTGTACATCTTCTTCGAATGCTTTCATTG